GATGGGTCATACATGAGCATTTGTGGCTCAAACACAGCCGCAGTGCGGATGATAATTTCGTTAATGCGCTCAAGACCCTTGGTGAAGTGAACTTTCTTCATGTTGAAGCGGTTCATCATCGGTTGGTATTGGATAGCCAAAGCCACACCAGAGGTGTTAGAAACAGGTTGGAACTGACCAAGTGCTGTCTCAGGTACACCTGTAATTTCATGCATTGTGCGCTTTAGGAACTGGACATATTCCAAAGCACCAGACATCTCACCACGAGATTCAAGATTAAAGACACTGGCGTCTTTAGGAAGACCTGCCCAAACCTTCTTAGGTCCACGCTCCAACTGAGAAGCCTTAGCGCCAGTAATAATTGTTACAGGAGCGGCATGGTAGTTGATGATGTCAGAGACTTCCACCATCTTCTCGTTGAGTTCACGGTTCAGAGGGATGATGTCCCAGATGTCTGACTGACCCCATGGAGAAGAAGAGATTGAAGTGTTTGGAATATGTACGACTGGAATTGTTCCAAGTGCGTTCGGGTATTCGTCAATCAGTTCATCATTAATAAATTGTTGAATTACTTCTTCTGTCAGAATTTCCGTGAATGTGTATACCTGACGGGTTCCTTCAGGGGATGTGCCCCAAAAGCGATATTTCAACTTAAAGCGCAATAGTCGGTCACGGTCATGTGGGTGATACTCAGGGAAGCAGTGCGCTGGGTTCAACGGAATAAGTCGGATTCGCCCTTCCACGGGAACACCGATAGAGTCAACATATGGTTCCTCGTAGGCAATCTTGACAAAACAATCACCAGCAACAGATGCCAACTGACCCATCTCCCACAACACATAGTGCTTGTGGTTATGGTCTTCCCAAACGGTTGAAAGAAGTCGTGGAATGATTGCAGAGTTTGCTTCTGGTGTACGGAACTGAACACCCTTACCAAAACAGAAGTTTGTGATGTAGTCCGACATTGTTCGGACATAGTTCATGTAGAACTGGGATTCACCCATCTCACGGCGATATGACCAGTGGTGACCAAGGTACCAAGCCCAAGCCGCCGCATAACGGTTTAATCGTGGACCATGTACTTCAAATTCTTCGTCTGCAAGTTCAACAAGTCCAAGAGGTGAGATAGCAACTGTTAAGTCGCTTGATGATGCACGATAAGACGGTGACCAAAAGTCCATTGCCATAAGTTGCTACGCCTCCTTTCTGGTGGTATGTAGTTTACACATTTGTTTAGTCGTAGTTTGGCTTGCTGGCAATTTCTAGGAAAGTCATTTGACCAGCAGGAATAGTTTTTTTGCTCCGACCTTTTCCACGACTAATTACCTTTGGCTCTGTTAAGTAACCAAGTGGAAGGTGTTGTCCAACAGGGTGTTCTGATTTAAGGTAATCTTGAACCTCTGCTTCAGGAATTTCAATTTTCTGTTCTTCTTTAATATTTTCTACAACATTTGGATTTGCGATATTGCTCTCTGTGACCCCACGGTCAATGTTCCACAGACCCCACTGTGAACCTTCCATTGCGGCTTTACGAGCCAATTGTGCACCAGCGACATTATCAGTAAAGTTCTGTGAAATATCTAAGAATCCCGCATCACCAACACTCTTGTCATCTGAACTGCGCCATGTACCAAGAAACATACCTGGTGATGAAAGTAATTCTTTTTTCTCAGGCATCTCACCGTATTCAGTAACAGCACTTGGTGTTAAATTACTGATGGGTACAGCCTGCTCATGACCAGGAATTGAAACCATTGTTCCTGTCTTGGGTTCTTCACCAGTCTTCAAGTCAACGGTGTAACCACCTTTTTTGGTGCGCTCCACAACTTCTGCTGGATTGACAGGAAAGGACCATCCATGGCCCATGTTGAAACTGTCTTTACGACCCATTACTTGATGCTCTTTGCAGGAGCCTTCTTCTTTGCTGGTGCCTTCTTAGCAGGAGCCTTTTTTACTTCCTGCTTTGCGACTTCTTCTTTAACTTCAGCGACAATCTTTGGTGCCTCTGCAACAACCTTTGCTAGAAAGGATGCAACCTTCTTGTCGCCTACCTTGGTGCTGGCGTATGCCAATACTGAAGTAGATGCTGTGATGATAATTGCCTGAGCCTCTGCGTCAACATTCCATTTGACGAGTGCCCATGCAACAGCACCGAGAACTACACCCTTAATGGACTGGTCAGCAATTTGAGAATTTTTAATAGCCATTTGCCAATTATACGCTAAATTAACGGCGCAGGTAGTTGATTTTCTTAACCATGCCCATGGGAATCATGATGCCATTACCAGCGTGGGTGTCATTAATCAAAGAGACAATTTTGACGCACTCGGAATCTTTATGAACCAAGTACCCAACATAGAGGGAAGGTGCTGGTTTGGACTTCTCAATTTCCTCATGACCAAACCACCCAGACTCAATGTCTGATGCGTCTAACCATAGAACTTCAACAAGTGGAGGTTTGGTCGGATTCTTCTTAGAAAAGACTGAATCTACGAACTTTTTGAAATCTGGTAGGTCGGACATTTCCCTATTTTACCCTAGTATTTTGCCTCTGTAATACATGGTGCCATCGTGGATGGGGAGCATTTCGGGGTGGAATGGACCATCACCCTCCTTGTAGCGGATAATTCCCAGTCCCTGTTGCCAGTCCTCAATACAGGTAATAGGGCGACCATCTAGGTCAGTGCCCCCCTTGGTAGAAGGGACCATACCGTCCACACGGGCAAGGCATCCAAAAGAGATAGCCGCAATGGTCTTGGCACCGTCCCAGTCATTACGGGTTCGTTCTGCCCATTCACGGCGATGAATGTGTCCATAGATGACAGATGCCTTCTCTGTTGAGAGGTACTTGTGGGCAGTAGAACCATTGGAGGCAACCTTGGTGCCATGGATAATCTTGACACGATTGTTCAACCAGAACTGGCTTGCTGGATACCCTGGCAAATACTCAACACCAAACTCGTCAAAACGGCAGAGGAATGGGATGGAGATGACGGGCCATGAGTCTGGTGTATTGCCACGCTTAATACCAAACGATGCCTTGGCGTTATCAAGGATGTAGTTGGTAAGGCGAGCCTCGTGGTTACCTTCCAACCAAATGATGCGAGCCTGTGGAGCCGCATCACGGATACGAGCACACAGCGTTGTAAGGAAGTCAATTGTTGCCTGTGTTGTCAAAGCAAACGCAGGAGTCAATCGGTACTTACCAAACTCAGGGAAGTCTGCGTTATCACCGTTAAGTGCAACTACATCTGGCTTCTCTGTCTTGATAACAGTAAGTGCATAGTCAATTGCAATAGGGTCGTGTGTGCTGACAAGTGAACCATCGTTTGCTCTAAAGAAACCAGCCTGAATGTCTGGAAGAACAACACATGTCTTCCAATCAGATGTTGACGACTTAATAGTTGTCTTTGGAAGTTTGATTGCAGGACCTTGGTGGATGGGGTTCCACTCAGGACCGTCTGCCCACTTTGGTGAAAATTGAATTGCAGAAAGGTCATGAATCTGTGCTTCACCATCTTGGTCTTTTGTCAAAGACTGATAGAGAGAGACCCGTTTTACTGAGCCAATTTCATTAATGTCAATGTTCTGTCGCTCAAGAACTTCAAGAAGTTTTCCTAGTGCTTTTGCATTGTTTGATGGTGTGTTGAGGTCATTCGCCAATTCGCTCACAGGGGCACTCCTTATTTACATGTCGTTGTACTGTTGAAACACTGATGTTGTGTCCGTTTCTACGGAGCATTTTTGTTAACCATGTTGCACTGTAGGCTTTTGAACGACCTTGTCCTCGGTCATTACGAATGCGTTCAACTGCATTCTCCAAACTTACTCGGTCTTCTTCATCAAGACCTTCGCTAATGATTTTTATCTTACATGCACCAATCACAAAACTTGGTGGTGGTGCCTCAAGGTCCGCACTAAGCGAACTCTTCTTGGTCTTTTCTGCCATTCAGAAATCTCCTCACGATGAGGTTAAGAACCTCGTCATGAAGGTTATCACGAACTAATGCGTGACGGAAGGGCTATTTCTTAAGATGCCAATCAATGTGGTCATCTAGTCGTTCGCCCACCTTGTCAACAGAATTTTGGACTTTGTCCAATCTTTTCATAACCTGACCATGGTCGTCACTGTTAGATTGCTTCATTGATTTAAATTCTTTGACTGACAATCCCAACAATCCTCCGACTGTGGTGATTGAGGCAACAATGATAGTAGCGAGTGCGGGGTCCATAATTTATGCCTTATAAGTACGCAACGGTGAAAATTGGTTAATCTGGTTTGGATTAATAATTTGAGACATATCAGTTGCTCTTTGAATGTTCCTCAATGTCTCTCCTTTATCTTGTGCTTGCTTACCAGCCCATCCAAGAGCCTGAGTAACCTCAACAGGTGAAGGTATCTTTAAACCACTAACTCCAGTTACAAAATGAGATGTTCTAGATGCACGGTTGTGTGCCTCTTCACCTATGTAGTAACCCATATCTGGTGCCGTTTGGAGGAATGGATGACCTCTCCCACCACCCCTTGGTAGTGCAGTTGCTCCTGTAAATATATTTGCAGGACGCAAGATATCCCCAAGACCCCTAGTAACTTCAGGAGGTAGGCCCGTACTTAATTTACTAGAATGAACATCTCCTGTGTAGGTAGGGTCTGTCCAATGAGGTAGACGAGAGGCTTTTTCTATAATATTTACAGAATCTGGATTTTGCCTAGCCCATTCTTCACCATGGGTTAAATGCCCAAGGAAATGGTGAACACCAGCGTTATATAAATCACTTGAACTTTTAAGAGTATTAAGTGTATAACTCGGTACTTTATGTCCTCCACCTATAGATTTTTTCCCAAAAAGTTCGTATGGATTATTAAATGTACGAACTGCGTCAGCACCTTTAGTCCAACCACCAGCACCAAAGTTTCCAAAATCATGCAAAGCATCAGACAAACTATCGGGAGCATTAATTTTTGATTCTGAAAACCAATGAGAAACTGTACTTTTGTTTCCTTCATTGATGGCTCTGTGATGTGTGGCTAATCCAGCCAATACAGAAGGAGGTAAAGTAGATAAAGGATGCGTTCCGCTGTGGGGGATTAAATCTTGGGCGTGCGATTTACCCTTTGCTATTAAATCACTATTTATTCTTTTTACATCATTGTCTGAAAGAGTGACAGAGCCATGATGACCATGTGCTTTTAAAAATGAAAGTGCAGAACCAGCCTGTAATTCTGTTTGAGGGTCACTCAGCACACTTAATCTGGGAGTTGCTAACAAAGTAGATATAATATGACCAGTATCACGAGAATGGCTTTGCGCCGCTTGTCTAGTCATCTCAAACTTTTTAGGATAAAATAATCCTGCCTCTGGGACAATTAATCGTCCTTCTTGGCGTGATTGTAGCCGAGCCGCTTCAATTGGCATACGAGCCGCTTCTGTCACCGCACGGACAGACTGTGACATACCCGTAGAGTATGTTCCTAATGCTTCTTGAAATTGCGTCAGACGATTAATGATGCCTTCTGCTTGTTTCTTTTTATCAGGTTTAGCATTACCAGATAAAACTCTTTTCTCTGATTCAATTTCAGAGGAAACACGCTGTGGAATATTTGCTCCAAAATTTTTAAGACCCTCTAATGCCGCTTGTTGTCTTTCTTCGGTAGCGGTTCGGAAGTTACCACCACGCCGTGGGTTGTTTTCTGCCGATAATCCAGGAACATAATCCACATCAGGAACGGGAGTTTTATCTTTGCGGGCCATCAGTAATTTCCGCCTGCGTCAATGTTCTCTTTGTTCATTTTACGATAAGCGGCTGTTCCACGCTTACGCTGGCGTCCTGTGTCCAATGGGCGAGAAGGACGGCGCACAGGGGTTGGCTTCTTGTCAATGTCAAGATGCCCTGGCTTAAAGTTATCTAATGGGTCTGTGAATGGGATTCCAACGCCAGACATGTGGCGCTGTACATCAATACCACCACGAGGACCCACAGGTGTAGGGACATAGGGGTTTGGATAATCGGTACCAAAATCGGGACGCTTATAGAATTGCTCACTAAACAATGAGCGTTTAATCGTCCGCATAGCGGGAGAGAAGTTATAAGCAACCATTGCTCCCCCGTATACAGGAGCAATAGGCATGTCTGCCGTAGAGGTAGGTCCGCTACTGTCCTGTGCGGGAGCGCCAGCGTCTGCGCCCTCCATGGCTATCAGTCGTAAACGACAGTTGGGTTCGGACGGTTCATGTGACCACCCGTGTTGTACTCATACTCAAAGTATGGCATTGCATCACCAGCAACTGAACCCTGAACGAATTCTGAAAGAACCGTAGGAGCCTCAATCCAAGATGCGGCACCAACATGTGCACGCTCTGCCATGGTCTGTTCTGGGTGCTTGTAGAACATCTCTGGGTTGTTGTGGTTCATACGCAGTGGTGATGGAGCGGTGTCCATGTATGCACCCTGAGCAAAGTCATTAGGAACATCGGTGTCGGTAGCGACTCCCTCTTCAAAGCGAAGAGGTCCTTTGTTCATTGGGATGCTTGGCGCAAAAGTACGCTCAAACACTGGGCTGTGCTTCTCAGGAAACATGGGTGCTGGTGAAACATTCACTGTAGATAGTCCTCCAAATAGGGGGTTGTGACTTTCTACAAGAATACCATTTTTATGGACCCTTATCTGAAGAATGGGCTGTTTGACTCTTGAATCATCGGCATGGTATCCATAACGGTCATTGCACAAGCAATTGCAAGGCTGTCAGGGTAGTCGTCAAAGGCACCCTTTTCATTAGGAGCCGCCGCTAATAGGTAGGGTCCTTTATATACTTTTTCTAGGTCAGACATCTGCTGATTAAAACGCTTCCAAGTTCTTGTACGGCGTGCCTTACTGTGTCCAGGAAGAATCAGTTGCTCACGCTGAATAATCTCTGTGAGATGCACCCAACGCTCGTTCTGAGCCTTTGAATCAGACGAGATGGCTAATACTTCAATATTGGGCAAAAGAATCTGTAAACGCTCTGCTACAGCCCCTCCAACGCCCTGTGCGTCCACTCCGACACGAAGAAGGTCATAATGGCGCAAGAAGTCCACGATATGGAAATATTGTGATTCCCACTCTTCGTTATTAATCTCAAGCCAGTTGAGAACACGGTGCTCGTAGAAACCAAATGGGTCTGGATGGTCCCAGTCAACCCAAAGAACAGTCACTACGGTGGAGTCGTTGGCTCTCGCCACATCTATCCCCGCTACACAGGGTGTACGCCACCACTCCTTTACAAGGGGCATAGATGGGTCATAGAGGCGCTCCATTCGCTCCTCGGTGACGAACATACCCTTTTCAAGAATAAACTTATTCATGTATGACATCTGGAACTCATCGGAGTCCTCACCGATACGCAACTTTTCTTTAGAGATAAACTTGGCGTAGTTAGGGTTGTACTTGGACGCAACACGATAATCGTACTCAAAGTGACCGTTTCTATGACCACGACCACCATTTGCCGAACGGCGCTTGTTGTACTGAATCATTCGGTAGAAATAAGACTTCTGACGGTTAGCGGTTCCAGTCAAAACCATAGAGCCGTTGTTGAATGCCAACATGGGGGCGATGGACTTGGTAATCATGACCTCGTCCGCTTCCTGAGCCTCGTCCACAAGAACTAGGTGATAAGTCTTTGATTCAATCTTTGCCTTGGGGTTACATGTTTGCATACGACAGAGTGAGCCTGAGTTCTTGAGGGTGATGAGTCGTCCACGACCACGGGTTCCACCACCAGTTGCTTTGTCGTCAATCTCAGGGTCAAGCAAGAACTCAAGTGCGTGGTCGCTGGTCAACTTGGACACAATACGACCAAAGACAGTGTCAGCCTGCTCTTCTGTAGGTGCAAAAGTTCCCACCCACAAACCCTTTTCAAACTTACTAAGCCATGTCGGATAGATAGGCGCAAGTTTTGGAAGGATGACCATCATTCCAGCAATAACAGCAGATAGAACCTCTGACTTACCAGACTGTCGGGTTGCAACCACAGTCATCAAGTCACCATCTCCAAGAACGGTTGACTCTACGATTCGGTAGGCGATAGGAATTTGGTAAGGGAAGAACTCAACATCACAGAACTCTTCGGTGAAGATAATAATGCGCTTAACTAATTGGTCAATGAATTCAGCAGAGGTTTCGTCTAGTTCCTCTGCCTCACCAAAATCTTCTAACGGCTCAATGAGTTCTTCTTCTGTTGACATGTTACTTATCGGTACGAGATTGTAACTCGTCCCATAAATCCTTTACGAGGTCTAACACCTTAGAAAATTCATCAGGTGACGCTTTGTGATATGCCCACTGGTCGTAGGTTGCTCCAAGTTCCATGAGGCATGCATTCATCCACCCACGAATTTGGACTTCGTCCAGATTCTTAATTCGGTCAGGCCGTGGGCGCTCCTGTTTTACTTTCTTTTGGAACAGCATTCCAGTTTCCAATCTCATGTGGTGTCAATCTTAAATAACGACCTTGCATTGCAGACAAAATACCTAACTCTTCAGGAAGGTCTTGTGGTCTGCATAAACCTACTTGTAAACACCTCTTAAATGCAACAATGTAGATTCCTTTACCTTTGTGCCATGGTGAAGAAGTTTGGTGCATTGTTCCAATACCAGTACCAATCATCCGTTTATCTTTTCGGATAATCCAATAAACACTCTTCAAAATATAAAGTTGGTCATGCTCAAACTTGAATACATAGTTGAAGTAAAAAAGGGTCGGTGCTATAAAGGCTACATGTATAAAAAATATACAAAAAACATACGCCGTGAGAATTACAAACGGGGTGTATTTGATTAGTTTAAAAATCTTGTGTGTGGAAGTTGTCATCTCGTGAACCTATTCTGCTGTATTTGTATGCGTTAAGAAAGTCATTGATAAAACGACCTTTTGAATTGCTGTTTGCAAAGTTATTGTAGATGCTTTCAGGCACATGAGAATACTTGTAAACATCTCCACGCTTATGAAACTTTACATAAACAGTTCCAAGTGTATTGCTACCAACTGTATTCAAACCAGCCCTTTGGCTTAAATATTGTTTTTCAGCGGGATGTGGTACAAACTTATGTGCGGCTACACGGGTGCTTCGGTCTGGACCTTGTCCATAGTTGTCCTCTGGAGGTCGTGCGTCAGCAACATATTGGGTGTCATAGTTGATGGAAAATCCACCCTCTTCACCATCTTTAGGAACTTCCGTGGATTTGACACGAGGTTGACCAAACATCTCAAACGGTGGAAGATGGTCCTCTTCCTCTCGTTCAGGTGTACCGCTAGGAATTAGTTGGCGAAGGTCTCTGTTTGCACCGATACGGCCTTCTTCAGCCAGAATATCGGTGAGACTTTTACCTAGTCCCCGTCTCTTCTTCGCCGCCATTATTCTCCTGTGCTTGGCTAAGAGCCGCTTTTAAAAGAGCCAATTCAACATTGAGTCTTGCAATTTCGTTGGATAGTTGTTTGATGACTTCTTGTGGGTTGATTTCCATTCCCACACTTTAGCGCATTATTGTGGCTTAGGTATTGACTTCCAAGCCGCTTCCATCTTTGCGGCGTCCTTAGCGAACTCTGGCTCAAATTCTAAATGGAGCCACTGCCCTCCAAAAGAACCAGCGTTCTCTTTTTCGTTATAAATCTTTACCGATTTGGGGTCTGAGCCTTCGCCACGGGAGCAACGGTAG